CCCATCGCATAAAATCACGATTGGCCGTCCCTGTTTGTTAGAATAATCCAGGTACTGGAGAATTTCTTGGAGGTTAGCGATCTTGCTATCGTAAAGAAGAAGCATAGGTTTGTCGAATTCAACGCTGGATTTCTCAATATTATTGATGAAGTATGGAGAAATGTACCCATTGTTGAACTGCATGCCCTCAACGATCTCTACATAGGTTTCGCTTGTACGACTCTCGCCGACGGTTATGATACCTGTGAACGTGACGGCTTTCATTGCATCAGCAATGATCTGGCCGATCAATTCGTCGTTGTTTGCTGAAATCGTCGCGACCTGTTTGATCTTATCGAGATCCGAGACCTTGACTGCGGACTCTTTAAGGAGGCGCACGATTTCCTTAGATGCTGTCTCGATCCCTTTTTTGAGTTCCATCGGGTGCGACCCGGCAACGACAAGCTTGTTTCCTTCTGTGAAAATTGCGTGGGCGAGTACTGTTGCGGTTGTAGTACCATCACCAGCCTCGGTAGAAACCTTGTTAGCAACCTGCTTAACCATTTGAGCTCCAACATCTTCGATATGATTTTCTAGTTGTACTTCTCTTGCGACGGTCACTCCGTCCTTCGTAATAGCAACGCTATTGTCACGAGCAATGACCACGTTTCTTCCACGTGGTCCTAACGTAACTTTGACAGCTTCGGCTAAGGCATTGATACCGTTACCAAGAAGAGTTCTGGCATCGGCATTGAATTTCATGTCTTTCAAACTGATTCGATTATTTTATTTAGGCTTGTATCGATTTCCACCATTAAATTAGCGGTGACTGCATCCTGTTTACGCTGAAGATCGTCGAACAATTTGTCACAGTACGCGTCAAGATCATCAGTCGGATTGATCGACAAGTTCTTATCACTAATCTTTTCGCTGGCAATCTGTAACGACGTTAAAGCTCCACCTGAAACGTAAAGGACGTATCTGAATTCGTCAATGATCAGGTAAAAATGATTTGCTAATCCATTCATGCTGAACGTCCATTTATCGCAGGGAATTTTAACGATTTTGCTAATGAGGATTGTTTCGGCCTCATTAAGTTCGGTTTTGTATTCTTCCATGCGGTTTACGTATTACTTGAATATTATATCTGATTCCGTGAATTGGTTTAGGCTGGAAAGCTGAAAAGCTACGCGAATAAGGGCAATAACATCCTTTTGACAGTAAGTCTTGATGCCTTCGATGTTTCCGGCGTAAAAATTATCGTGAACTTGATCGCCCTTCATGTCATCTTTAGGAGTTGGCAGTCCAAGAACGGTGCACAGCAATTCGAGGGAGGTGAATCCTTCCTGCCATGCTCCGAAGCTCCATAGTTCCGACGAATCGGTGGCGGAAATCTCCCAAGGTTTCTTGTCCCAAACCTGAAGAGGAAGGGCCGGTTCGATACCGTTGATGAAAGCTCGCTTGCAGAGGTAGGGGATGTCAAACCTCTTAATGTTGTGGCCGAAAAGCTTCACGCCGTTCTTCGCCATTCCATTCATGACCTTGAAAGATTGCTTGAGAATTTCAACTTCATCCTCGCCCGCGTACGATACTATTTGTACTAGGAGGGTGCCGTCTTCTTTGAATTTGACCTTGCCGAAAGACACGC